TGCAGTAAACATCTTTAATATTGGCGATGCAATGAACGTCGCTAATATCTTCAATATTCGTTACCAAATTGCCTTAAATGATCTTTATACACTAACTAATATTAGCTTAGTTCCTTATTTTATGGCGTTCCAGCACATCCAGTTAATTGAAGAAATTCTAGTCGGTCGTAAGCCAATTCGCTACAACAGACACAGAAATCAATTGTTCATTGATATGGATTGGAGTATTCTTCCTGTTGGTAACTATGTCATAGTAGAAGCGTATCAGGTTGTAGATCCCGACACATACACTGATGTATGGCATGATAGATGGCTAGCACAATATGCAACAGCGTTAATCAAGCGTCAATGGGGAAACAATCTTAAGAAGTTTGACGGTATGCAAATGCCAGGCGGTTTGACTTTTAATGGTCAGAAAATCTATGATGAAGCGATTGAAGAAATAAATGCCCTAGAGAAAGAAATGATAACTTCTTATTCACTTCCTGTATCAGATATGATAGGATAAAATCGTGGCTACTAATTTTTTCTTCAACAATTTTCAAAGTTCGCAAGAACAATTATTACTTGAAAATTTAATCATAGAATCTATTAAGATTTATGGTGAAGATATGTATTATTTGCCACGTACAATTAACAAGAAAGATGAATTATACGGAACAGATGACATATCAACATATGATAGCGCTGTTCTTGTAGAAATGTACATTAAGAATATTGATGGGTTTGGCGGTGACGGAAACTTCATGTCCAAGTTTGGTCTTGAGATTCGTGACCAAGTTACATTTACTATTGCCAAGCGTGTATTTGATGAGGAAGTTGATTTTCAACAATCATACTTGAGACCTCGTGAAGGTGACTGTATTTACTTCCCATTAAACAAGAAAATCTTTCAAATCAAATATGTAAATAACAAACCTATATATTATCCTTTAGGTGCATTGCAAGTTTATGATATGACATGTGAATTGTTTGAATATAGTGGTGAACAATTCAACACAGGCATTGCAGAAATTGATGATATCCAGGATAAACTATCACTCAATATTTTCGATTACGGAATACTCACAGAAGATTCGTTTGTTCTTGCAACAGAAGATGATGATTATATTGTAATGGAAAATTATACTATAGAAACAATAGATCCATTTTCTGATAATGAGGATATTCAAACAGAATCACTGTCATTCCTTGACTTTACAGAAAAAGATCCATTCTCAGAATCGGGAACTTATTAATGTTCGGACATACATGGTATTTTAGCACTATAAGAAAGTATGTCATATTATTTGGCACGCTATTTAATGATGTTCATATAACTAGAACAAATACTGCAGGAACAACTACACATCTTTTAAAGGTTCCTCTTTCATATGCACCAAAAGAAAAGATGTTAGCACGTTTGGACAATGACCCAAACATTGATCGTGAAACTGCAGTTCTTCTTCCTCGTATGTCTTTTGAGATGACAAATGTTACATATGACGGAACAAGAAAATTAAATACGTTAGGAAGAATTGCTGTCAAGGATACATCTGCAAACAAATTAAAATATCAATATAATCCAGTTCCATATAATTTTGATTTTACATTGCAAATATACGTAAAAAATGCTGAGGACGGAACAAAAATATTAGAGCAAATTCTTCCGTTTTTCACACCCGAATGGACATCTACAGTAAATTTAATTCCTGAAATGAATGTGACTATGGATATTCCTGTCGTTTTAAATAACATTTCAGTCGAAGATACATATGAAGGAAGCTTTGAAACTAGACGTGCTCTTATATGGACTTTGAATTTTACATTAAAAGGATATATCTATGGACCTATCAAGAAAACTGCAGTCATTAAATTTGCAAATACAACTTTCTATATCCCGGATCCCTCTATCACCGACCTCAGAGATGCTGTTGGCAATACCTCTCCTAATGATAGAGTAACGGTTGCGCCAGGTCTAGACGCCAATGGTAATCCAACATCTAATGCAAGTATAAGCATTAACAGAAACTTAATTGAAGCAGATGATGATTATGGCTTCGTAACAGATGTAGCCGGAATCATTCTATCGGAGTAATTTATGAATAGTAACAATGATACGATTGCGGATGCTTTAGATTTAAAGCCTCTATCACATGCGGCCGCACCTGCACTTGCTGAAAAGCCTCAAGCAGAAGATAACAACGACTATGAATACGCTCGCCAAAACATTTATCGTGTTATTGAAACAGGAGCAAATGCACTAGATGAACTTGCACAAGTCGCCGCACAATCACAGCATCCAAGAGCATATGAAGTCCTAACAAATCTTGTCAAGACAATGGTCGAAGCAAACAAAGATTTGATGCATCTCAAGAAAACAAAAGTCGAGATTCAAAAGATGTCTGATGATCCTGTTGACGGCATGGGTGGTAATAAAGTTCAAAATAATCTATTTGTTGGTTCGACAACTGAATTACAAAAGTTTCTTTCTGGTATGAAGAATGGCGGATCAACAAGCTAATTACGTAAATTATAAAGGATATAACGGTAACGCCAATCTTAAACGTTCTGGCGTTGGCGTTGATTGGACACCTGAGCTAATCGCTGAATACATGAAGTGTTCACAGGATCCAATATATTTCTGTGAAACCTACATGCGTATTATACACGTTGATAAAGGACTTGTCAACTTCAAACTGTATGATTACCAGAAAAATATGATGCAATCAATGCACGATAACCGTTATACAGTTATCGCTACTGCTCGTCAGATTGGTAAATCAACGACTACGTGTGGATTTATACTTTGGTATATTCTTTTTAATCCTGAAAAAACTGTAGCGCTTCTTGCTAACAAAGGTGACACTGCTAGAGAAATTTTAGGAAAAGTGCAACTTGCTTATCAGCACCTTCCTAAGTGGTTGCAGCAGGGTGTAGTTGAATGGAACAAAGGTTCTTTTGTATTAGAAAATCAATCTCGTGTTATCGCCTCTGCAACGTCTACTGATTCCATTCGTGGTTACGCAATTAACTTGCTATTCATTGACGAGGCTGCATTCGTAGAAAACTGGGATGAGTTCTTTACATCTACCTTCCCTACAATTTCTTCGGGTGAAAGCACAAAGGTTGTTCTTGTTTCTACACCTAACGGTTTGAACCATTTCTACAAGATATGGGATTACGCTCGTCAAGGAAAGAACGATTATCATCCTATCAGAGTTATGTGGAACGAGGTTCCTGGGCGTGGTGAAAAGTGGAAAGAAGAAACACTTGCAGCAATGTCATTTGACTATGATCAGTTTGCTCAGGAGCATGAGGTTGAATTTTTAGGTTCGTCGGGTACGCTGATCGCTGGTTGGAAATTGAAGGAAATGGTTCCTAAACCAGCAATCATTTCAAAGAACGGTCTCTATCAATATGAGAAACCAGAACCAAATAGAATTTACACTTGTATCGCTGACGTTTCACATGGTAAGGGTTTAGACTATTCTGCGTTTCATATAATCGATGTTACGCAAATGCCTTATAAGCAAGTATGTGTATTTAGAGATAATAGTTTAGCACCTATCGAGTATGCAGAAACAATTTATAGAATGGCGAAGGCCTATAACCATGCATCTGTTTTAGTAGAATCAAATGACATAGGTGGTCAAGTTGTTGACAGTATACACTATGATCTTGAATACGATAACATTCTATATACTCAAAATTCAGGTCGTGCAGGTAAAATAATTTCTAACGGGTTCGGAAATACCGCTTGCGAAAGAGGAGTTAGAACAACAAAGACAGTAAAATCTGTAGGTTGTTCTATATTAAAACTATTAATTGAGCAAAATCAATTGATAATAAATGACTACAACACCATATCTGAATTTGCCACTTTTTCTAAAAGGGGCAATAGTTATGAAGCAGAACCAGGAAATCACGATGACCTTGTAATGCCTCTAGTATTGTTTGCTTGGATGTCTGACCAGGCATACTTCAAAGAATTGACAGACATAAATACTTTACTTAAACTACGTGAAAAATCCGAAGAAGAAATAATGAATGACTTACTCCCATTTGGGTTTATTGAAAATGGTCAGGAGGAAGATGTGAATGAGTTGGGCGCAAGTCCCGAACGTCCCCACTGGTTAGGCTGGGATTAAAACATGACTATTCATAAATAATCTGAACGACTAATTTATAATAATAAACCTTTGATAAAGGAGTAACCAAATGCCATTTCAACTAAGTCCTGGTGTTAATGTCACAGAAATTGACTTAACAACCATTGTACCCGCAGTTGCTTCAACTGACGGTGCTATTGCTGGCGTTTTCCGTTGGGGTCCTATCGATCAGCGTGTTCTAGTAGACTCAGAAAACGCTCTAGTAACCCGTTTCGGAAAGCCTACAAATCTAAATCCAGAAACCTGGTTTACTGCTGCTAGCTTCCTTGGCTACGGCAATCGTCTACACGTTTCCCGTGCAGCGAATACTAATGGTTTGTCACCTGTGGTAACAAGCGTATCAGTAACAGCAAGTCAAGCTAACGTATCAGTTGGTGATACAACTGGTCTAGAAACAGGCATGATTCTAATCACTTCATCAAACTCAAGTGGTACAGGACAGATTGCAGCCGGTGCAACTATCGGTAGCATTATCAATGCAACACACATTGCATTGTCATCAGAATCAGACGCTTTAGTTACATCTACCGGAACGACACTTCAGTTTGTAACAAATAGCGTATTTACAGCTGTTGCAAATGGCGCAACTGTTACAAATCTAGCTGCTCAGATTGTAAAGAATGAAGAAGATTTTGCTACAAAAGAAATTTCAGAATTTGATAGCGATGTTTATTTTGTTGCTAAGTTCCCTGGTGAAATGGGCAACTCACTACGTGTTTCTATTTGCGCTAACTCACAAGGTTATAACCAGACAGTTGATCTTGCAAATACTACAAACTACATATCTAATGGTACAACTTCTCACGTTACAACCTTTACTGCAAACGTAAATTCAAATACAGCTACAATTACAATTGTTGCAACTTCTTCTGACTATGCAAACACGCTTGCAACAGTAAATGCAGCTGCACAGGCTCTTTATCAGGCAATCAACGCAACTGATAAGTTGGAACTAGGTAATACAACTCTAGGCACACAGTTTATCAAGATCAATGCAATCGGTGCTGCAACAGCAACAGGTAACTCATCTGCTGCAAATGCAAGTATTACGATTTCATTTGATGAAGAACTTAAGTTGGCAGCAAATGTTACAATCGCTGGCGGTTCAGGCACAACATCAAACACACTTCCACGTTATTGGGAATTCTGGGATAACGTAGACGCTGCTCCTGGTCAATCTGATTATCAGATTAACTTCGGTAATAGCTCTGTAAATTCAGACGAAATGCATGTGGTTGTTGTTGACGAGGGTGGTAAGTTCACTGGTGTTCCTGGAACTGTTCTAGAAACATATAGAGCTGTTTCTCGTGCAACTGACTCAAAGACAGTTGATGGTGCAGGTAACTACTATAAGGACGTTATTAACGACCAGTCACAGTATATCTACGCAATCAACACACTTTCTGGTGCACCAGTTGCAACAGCAGAAAACCTAACAAACTCAACACTAGACGTTGTTTCATACACTCTAACATTGGGTCGTGATGGCAAGGATGAGGCAAACATTCCTCTAACAAACATCGCAACTGCGTATGATATGTTTGCTTCTGCAGAAGATGTTGACATTTCACTTGTTCTAACAGGTAAGTCAAATTCATCACAGTTAGCAAATTACTTGATTGACAACATTGCAGAAGTTCGTAAGGATTGTGTGGTATTCGTATCACCAAAGAAGAGCGACTCGGTAAACAATATTGGTCAAGAAGCTGACTATATGGTTTCATTCCGTAACAACCTACGTTCAACTTCATATGCAGTCATGGACTCTGGTTATAAGTACATGTATGACCGTTACAATGACATCTATCGTTGGATTCCTCTAAACGGTGACGTTGCAGGTCTATGTGTTCGTACAGACAGCACAAATGACCCATGGTGGTCACCTGCAGGTCTAAATCGTGGTCAGATCAAGAACCTTGTCAAGTTGGCATACAACCCACGCAAGGCAGATCGTGACACACTTTACAAAGCAGGTATCAATCCAGTTGTAACATTCCCAGGTCAGGGAACAATACTATTCGGTGACAAGACACTATTGAATAAGCCATCAGCATTTGATCGTATCAATGTTCGTCGCTTGTTCATCGTACTTGAAAAGGCAATTGCAACAGCATCTAAGTTTACTCTATTCGAGTTCAACGATGCTTTCACAAGAGCGCAGTTCAAGAGTCTTGTTGTTCCTTATCTCCGTGAAGTTCAGGGACGCCGTGGTATCACAGACTTCTTAGTTGTCTGCGATGACACAAACAATACACCAGAAATCATTGATCGTAACGAGTTTGTCGGTGACATTTATATCAAGCCTGCTCGTTCAATCAACTTCATTCAGCTTAACTTCGTGGCTGTAAGAACTGGCGTAGCATTCTCCGAAGTCGTTGGACAATTCTAATAAATAAAAGAAAAGGATAGGAGATTACAATGCCATTTAATGTTAACACATTTAAGTCAGAAGGTCTAAAGTTGGGGGGCGCACGCCCCTCACTATTCGAAGTATCAATTCCATCGATGCCAGGTGGTGTGGGTGCTGGTGTTGCCCCACAACAGTTGACATTCCTTGCTCGTGCTGCACAGATTCCTGCAATGACCCTCGATCCAATCGAAGTTCCATACTTTGGTCGTAAGATTAAGCTAGCAGGAGATCGTACATTCGCTGATTGGACAATCACCGTAATGAATGATGAAGACTTTGCAATACGTTCAATGTTTGAAAACTGGTCAAATAAGATGAATGCATTGGTATCAAATCGTAATTCAGCAGGAATAAGTCCCGCTAATTATAAGGTTGATGCATATGTTCATCAATATGGTAAAGCAGGTCGTGACTCACTAAATAGCAAAGACGGCGGTATCATTCGTTCATACAAGTTTGTAGGGCTATTCCCAACAACTATCGATGCAATTGCACTCGACTGGGATAACACAAACGCTGTACAGACCTTTGATGTTACCTTCTCATATGATTTCTGGGAACCAGATCATTTTGGTGGTGGCGAAACTTATTCAGTACGTCTACCTGAATAATATTTGATTATTGCCTCTGGTATGAACTAATATATTTTGTTTATATGGGGGCTATCTACACAAGGTAGCCCCCTTTAATTTGAAGGGAAATAAATGGCCACTCTATTCGGATTTGAAATAAAGCGAAAAAAGGAAGATGAAAATCTGCCATCCTTTACTCCAGAGATAAAGGATGACGGAGCCGTAGTTGTTGCAGCAGGTGGACAATATGGCACCTATGTTGATTTGGATGGAACTGTCCGAACAGAAGCAGAACTCGTTTCAAAATATCGTGAGATGGCACAACAGCCAGAAATTGATTCTGCCGTTGATGACATTGTAAACGACGCTATTGTTAGCGAAAACAATGAAAAGATTGTTGAAATTGTTTTAGACGACCTTAAGGTTGCTAACAATGTAAAAAAAGCTATCGCAACAGAATTTGATTCTATTATCAACTTGCTTGAGTTCAATACATATTCGTATGAAATTTTTAAGCGTTGGTATGTAGATGGAAGATTATACTATCATATTATAATTGATGATCAAAAAATACAAGATGGTATAAAAGAGTTGAGATATATTGATCCACGAAAAATTCGCAAGGTTCGTGAGGTTATAAAGAAAAGAGACAAGTCGGATCCTAATGCAACGACTATGCAAAAAACAAATGCAGAATATTTTATCTTTAACGAAAAAGGTTTTCAGGCAAGAGCAGGTGCTGCAGCAGCAATGGGTAGTACAAGCGGATTGCGTATAGCAAAAGATTCTATTGTACATGTAACAAGCGGTTTGACTGACCGTGATGGTACGATGGTTCTTTCATATTTGCATAAAGCAATTAAACCTATGAACCAACTTCGTGCACTTGAAGATGCAACACTCATTTATAGATTGACTCGTGCACCAGAACGTTTGATATTCTATGTTGATGTTGGCAATTTGCCAAAGATGAAAGCAGAACAATATCTTCGTGAAATGATGGTGCGTTACAAGAATCGTCTTGTGTATGACGCAAATTCAGGTGAAGTACGTGATGATCGTAAGTTCATGACTATGACAGAAAACTATTGGTTCCCACGCCGTGAAGGTGGACGTGGAACAGAAGTCACAACACTTCCCGCAGGACAAAATCTCGGTGAACTAGAAGATGTAAAGTATTTCCAACGTAGATTGTATAAGTCGTTGAATGTTCCTTACTCACGTTTAGATCCCGATGCTGCAAATTACACATTAGGTCGTGCAACAGAAATTTCTAGAGATGAAGTTAAATTTGCACGCTTCATCGATAGATTGCGTTTAAAATTTTCTCAGGTATTTTTAAGTACGCTTGAAAAGCAGTTGATTATGAAAAAGATAATCACACCAGAAGATTGGGATGCTCTTTCTAAGACAATCAAATTTAGATTTGCAAAAGACAATTATTTCTCTGAGTTAAAAGAAACTGAGATTCTAAATGATCGTTTGAATGTATTGAATGCAATTACACCGTATGCAGGTAAGTATTATTCGCATGAATGGATTAGAAAAAACATTCTGAGACAGACAGACGACGAGATCGAAGAAATCGATCAGCAGATAAAAAAAGAAGATGTGATACCACAATACAATCAAATGGGTTCTATGGAACAACAAGGTGGTGGGTTTGGCGGAGGATCATCAGGTGGTTCTACCCAACAGGAACAACCTATGCCTAAACCACAAACCTCATTTAGTCAATAAGGAGTTATTATAATGAGTGATGACAATAAATATACATTAGATGATATAATTGATTTTTCATCTGAACAGCAACCTATTCAGGTTAAGGCTGCAGTTGATCAATTGATGTTAGCAAAGATACATTCTGCTATTGAAGACAAAAAGATTGAAGTTGCAAAACAAATGTTTGGTGATGCAGCGGGCCCAGAGGATCCTGACCTTTCTGACGATACATGGGAAGATGACGAGTCAGAGGAAGATACAGAATCTGATGAAGGCGAAGAGGATGATGCTGATGATTTCGACTTGGATATCTCAGATGACGAGCTTGAAAGATTGCTCAGCGATCTAGAAGATAATCTAGGTGATGAAACAGACGATGACCTTGGAGACGATAATTCAGATTTAGAGGACACAGAAAATGGCGAAGACGCTTAAAGATATTTTAGAAGTTTACGAACCAAAATCACCTGACGAGAAGCGCTTTAAGGATAAGCACATCACTGTCAAAACAAAAGATCGTAACGGAAATGGCGATGATGTTTTTAATGCAAAGAATATCAAGACCGTAGATCGTAAGAAAGAAAATCACGGGTATAATCCTGGTGAGGATGAAAAGGTTTATGAAGAAAAGATGACTGCCGCCGACAAGGCAAAGGAAAAGTCATTAAAGAAAAAGTACGACCCATCAGGTATGAAGGCTTCTATGAAGAAACAGTATGGTGCGGAGAAAGGTGAGCAAGTATATTTTGCAAAAATTCGTAAGCAGGCAATGGAAGAAGTCGAACAGATCGATGAAGCAGTCGCCGGCGATATGTATGATGCACACCATGCTCGTGCTATGAAGTCACTACAAAACATGGCAAAGCATCTTGATAAGCATAAGAAACTTTGCTACAAAAACAAAGGTCCTATGTCATGGCACGCTTCTGAAATGAAAGCATTGTCTCGTCAATTAGAAGATATGGAACAGGGTATGGCACAAACTAATGAATATGCAATGCCGCTTAATCCTGTAGAAAAGAGTTCATAATGGCTGTACTGATTAATAAAAAGGGGTTGTCTGCTGTTATTCATTTGACAGCAAATGCAACTATAAACATTGCGGGTGATTCTACGACCAGCGATATTGCACAGGCAGGTGAAGTAATCACTGGTGCAACCATTTCACAAGTTTGGTATGGTTGTGCAAATGGATCATGGTGGGAAATAAAGCGTGGTGCAAATACAGTTCTTCATGTTGAGTCTACTGGTTATTTAGATTTTGCTGGTAATGGTGTTGCATTGAACAAAGATGTTGGCGGAACACTTGTCGCTAATTTAAATTCGTCACAGACAGGAACACTCATAATTGAGTTGACAAAGGTTCCTACCTCTAGCGTTTACTAAGGAATAAGCACATGAAACTCATCTGCGAAACAATCGAAGATATTAAGTATATCACAGAGAAGACAGAATCAGGTAAGAAGAACCTTTATATCGAAGGTATCTTTATGCAGGGTGGTATTGTCAATCGTAACAAGAGAACATACGCTACTGAAATTCTTGAAAAAGAAATCACTCGTTACACAAAGGACCTAATTGAAAAGGGTCGTGCATATGGTGAACTAGGTCACCCAAATGGCCCATCGATTAACCTTGATCGTGTATCACACATTATCACTGAAATGAAGCGTGATGGTGATAACTTCATTGGTAAAGCTCGTATTGCTGACACTCCTATGGGTAATATTGCTCGTGGTATTATGGAGTCTGGCGGTCAACTAGGTGTATCATCTCGTGGCATGGGTTCTATTAAAGAAAATAAGAATGGCATCATGGAAGTTCAGGATGACTTCTATCTTGCTACAGCTGCTGATATTGTTGCAGATCCTTCTGCTCCTGATGCATTTGTTCATGGCATCATGGAAGGCGTTGAATGGGTTTGGGACAATGGCATACTGAAAGCCCAGAAGCTTGAAGAAGCGAAAAAGCAAATTGATAGTGCAGTTGCTTCTAGAGAATTGACTGAGGAAAAGAAACTTGAAATTTTTGAGAGAATGCTGTCAGTAATGACTTCTAACTAATCTCTAAAATGAAAAATTTATAAATAACTAAAACGTCAAATTAAAAGGAGCATAACAATGCTAAGCAAAAAGGAAAAGGACCTTGCAGAAAAGGTTGTAACTGGTGGTGGTGAAACCGGCCAGTCAATGACCGCTGATGCAACTGGGTCTGTAGCAAAGGCTCCTGGCAACTCAAAGAGCCAGGGTGATTCTATGCAGAAGATTAACGATCCATCAAATACACCTATTGAAGATTGTGATACAGAAACCAACACAAAGCCAACCGGTGACATGTCTGCAAAGAACAAGGCATCAGTTGCAATGAAGGGTGGCACCGCTGCATCTGCATCAACAGGTTCAATGAAGGAAGAGTTGACACAGATTTTCGGTGAAGAAGTTTCAGAAGATTTCATCGAGAAGGCATCAACACTATTCGAAGCAGCTGTTGCTCTTAAAGTTGACGAAATCGAGCAGCACTATGCTGCAACACTAGACGAAGAAGTTGCATCAATCAAGAACGAGTTGAAGGAACAGGTAGACGAGTATCTATCATTCGTTGCTCAGGAATGGTTGACAGAAAATGAAGTTGCAATTGAGACTTCATTGAAGAATGAACTAACCGAAGAATTTATTGAAGGCATGAAGAGCCTCTTCAAAGAGCACTACATGGAAATTCCTTCAGACAAAGTTGACGTTCTTGAGACTCTATCTGCTAAAGTTGAAGAGCTTGAAGCACGTCTTAATGAGTCAACAAACGATAAGATTCAGCTAAAGGCTGATTTGGCTCGTTATGAGATGCAGGAAGCTTTCGCAGAAGTATCCGAAGGCCTTGCATTGACTCAAGTTGAGAAGTTCCGTACAATCGCTGAGAATCTAGAATTCGGTAGCGATGTTGACACATACAAGAAGAAACTTGAAACAGTCAAGGAACAGTATTTCTCAGGAAAGAAGACTACAACTTCAAATATTCTTACTGAAGAGTTCGAAGGTGACGACTCATCTGCAGCACCTGCTGTTACTGGCGAGATGAGCCATTATGTTTCTGCAATTTCAAGAACGCTTAAGAAGTAATTTGTTATAAATATAATACCAAACAAAAATAACCGAAAGGGAGTTAAAAATGTTAGCTGAGGAAATCCAAAAGAAGTGGGCACCTGTATTGGAGCATGCCGATCTTGCTCCAATCAAGGACGCACACAAGCGTGCTGTTACAGCACAGTTGCTAGAAAACACACAGCGTGAGCTACGTGTTTCAGGCGCACATCAGAACTTCAACCTATTGGCTGAAACCAATGGTGGCCCAACCAACTCAATCCAGGCACAGGGCGGTTCATCAAACATTGACACATTCGATCCAGTGCTTATCTCACTTGTTCGTCGTGCAATGCCAAATCTTATCGCATACGACATCTGCGGCGTTCAGCCAATGACAGGCCCAACAGGCTTGATTTTCGCTATGCGTGCTCGTTACGGCAATAACAGCGGTACCGAAACATTCTACAACGAAGTCAACACTGCATATTCTGCATATGGTAACACAACCGGCGCAGCAGACGCAAACGTTGCATTCACTGGTCACAAGAATGTTAACACATCTGTTCTAGGTATCCCAGGCGATACTTCAACAACCAAGTTGACAGCAACCAACACATACAATACTGCTGCTGGTATGTCAACATCACTTGCTGAAGCTCTTGGTGGCAACAGCACATTCGGTTTCGCAGAAATGGCATTCTCAATTGAGAAGGTTACAGTAACTGCAAAGAGCCGTGCGCTAAAGGCTGAGTACTCAATGGAGCTTGCTCAGGACCTTAAGGCAATTCATGGTCTTGACGCTGAGTCAGAGCTATCAAACATTCTTTCTGCAGAAATTCTTGCAGAAATCAATCGTGAAGTAGTTCGTACCATCAACATCACAGCTGTTACCGGTGCACAGGATAACGTAACAACCGCTGGTATCTTCGATCTTGACACCGACTCAAACGGTCGTTGGTCAGTTGAGAAGTTCAAGGGTCTTCTTTTCCAAATCGAGCGCGACGCTAACGCAATCGCACAAAGAACTCGTCGCGGAAAGGGCAACATCATCCTGTGCTCTGCTGACGTTGCTTCAGCACTGACCATGGCTGGTGTTCTCGATTATACCCCCGCACTCAACGCTAATCTATCCGTTGATGATACTGGCAATACTTTTGCTGGTACTCTAATGGGCAAATTCCGCGTATATATCGACCCATACGCTGCTAACCTGACTTCCG